ACTGCCATGGCCGGTGTTGCCGCATTCTTTGGGCTTGGCGGTGAGGCCAATGTTTCAGCGAACGTTGACCAGCCCCAGGCGGTGATAGTTCAGCAAGCGGATGTTATTCCACCAACCATGCAGGACATATCGGGGCAAGCGGCATGGCAGGCACAGCCTGTAACCTCACCAGCTATACCAGACGTCTCTGCACAGGCGGCTTGGCAGTCTCAACCCATCACTATACCGGATCTGCCGGATATCTCAGGCAAAGCCGATATCGCAACCAATGTAAGCCAACCACCGATAATTCCGGGTTTTCAGAATCAGGTAAAAGAGCCGGTTTCTATGAAATTGCCCGGGGTGTCCAAGCTTGAAAATAGAAAACCGGATTCTGGAGGAATCAAAAAGGCTTTGATGTCAGGGAACGAATCCCATGCAGCTGCAAAGAAAGAGACCCACATACACATTCACGGTTTGACTTTGCCGAATGTGAGTGATGCAGAGAGCTTTATCACTATGCTGCAACAACTTGAAGAGGCGCACAATGCTTGATGGATACCTTACGATTGAGCACGGCCAGGTAAGCCTGGGAGGAAAGCTTATTCCGGGTATATTTGTCTCCCAGTCGATACGCGGTGCGGTTCGATTTGATGAAGCCAAGGCGGACAATCTTTCAGGCAAGGTTAAAACGCCACTTGGATGGGAGGATGCTGATATCAGTATCGAGCTTGATCTCCTTACCGAAGACGGCTCCACCTGTTATGAGAAATTATCCCGGCTAAACGCTCTGTTTAAGGGATATGACAATGGGAGCAACCCTAAGGTCTATTCTCTGGTCAATCCCCATATCATTGCCAGGGGGATTGATCAGGTGGTCTTTTCAGGTTTGGATTCAAGCGAGTCCGACGATGATGACGTGATCCGGGCAAGGCTCTCTTTTGTCGAGCACAACCCACCGGTGATCGAGGTTGAAAAACGTGTGGCTGCCTCTAATGAAAAAACAAACGAGACACCGACTGTTGCCGACAATGTTGAAGCAGATCCCACGCTGACACAGGATAAAACCAACCCCTTTCACGATGGGTTTAAAGCGGGTACGGCATGAACATAACGGGATTCAAGACCCATATTGCCATCGGGAAGTTTGAGATTGTTCGCTGTCCTGGCTTCTGGATCGATTCGGAACGCCATGCACCATTAACCCGTGGAGGGATAACCCTTCCCGATCCCAAAGGCCACTTGTTCCGGAGTATTCAAAAAGGAGAACCGGTAAACATCTCCTTGGGATACAGGAATCAAGCGCCTGCGGAATGGAAGGGAACGGTTGCCTGGCTGCGACCTGGAACCGGTAAGGATCAGGTTGAGGTTGGTGTGGTCGGCAATGAGCTTCCCCTCACAGCGATACGCTTAACCCAGGCGTTTGAGAATGAGGCTCCGGAAGCAATCGTCAGGTGGGCCATTAAAGAGGCGGGGCTGACACCTGGAAGGATAGAGTCACCCGGCGTTATCTTCCCCAGGTGCGTTGTTTCGGATATCCCGGTATGGCAGGTGGCTCGGCAGTGCTGTCACACCTGCACCAGGGCCTTTGGTCTTGATATGCGGGAATGGGCCTTGTGGATGGGTGCTGACGGTTCGGTGAACTGGGGGCCGTTTGATGAGCCAGGTCAAGTTCCTGTCATTGCCAGCGGTGCCAACCTTATCCAGCACTCACCGGCCACCGAGGCCGTCATATTCAACCAGGTTGAAACCTTTTTACTGCCAGCCATGCGGCACTCCATGCGATTTCGTTTAACGGATGTCAAGTGGGGAGTAGATGGAATGTTCCGGGCTGTTAAGGTTCGACATTCCATGCAGGAAACAAAGATAAGAACCTTTCTTTTGTACGGAGAAGACCATGAACAATACTGAAATTAAGGCCCTTTTAAAGCGTGTTGTCGAGTTGGTCATGCCGGATCTTAGGAGTTACTACCGGGTTGTCCGGAAAGCTAAGATTGTCAAGACCTACCCTTCGGATGGCCGGTACTGGGCCGATGTCCAGCCGCTCCGAAACGATGAGAGCGTGGATGAAAAAGAGCCGGTCATTCCCAAGGTGGAGATCCCGGTTATGTGGGCCGGTCCTAAACGGGGCGTTGTGTGCCCTCCTGAGGTGGGAACGTTTTGTGACCTGGAGTATTACGATGGCGATCCGGACTATCCGCGAATCAGCAATTTCCGCTGGCATGGCATGGCCGCTCCAGAGGTGGAGATCGGCGGCCTGATCATCCAGAGGGAATCAGGGACACACATCAAGATCGATGCTGCAAACAACATCATCCATGTGACCCCGGCTAATCGGGCAAACACCGTTGGTGGAAATAAAACCGAGGCGGTTGCCAAGAACTGGACCATGGTCGTGGGCGGTGATGCGACGGTGACGGCTTCGGGCACGGCAACGATCCAGGCTCCACAGATCAATTTGATCGGGAACCAGTCCTCAACCGGCAAGGGCGGCGGCATGGGTGTCTCCACGGAAAAATCACACAAGACCCATGACGGTAGTTTGACGCTGAACGGCCCTTTAAAGGTCAATGGGTCCATTACCGCCACCGGATCAATCATGGACGGTGGCAGGAACTCCAATCACCACAAGCATTAAGGCAGGAGCACCATGGAAGAGATCTACGGACAGGACATAAAACTTGATGAAAACATGCAGGCCCTTGTGGCGGCAAACGGAGAGTTGCTGTTGACCGATGGACCGGCAACCGGGTCCCAGGATATCAAGCTCAGGCTTTTTACGCCTTTGCAGTCACTGTTTTACGATAAGGACTATGGTTCATTGCTTCACCAATGGATACAGGAAGAAAACACCTTGACGGCCCGTATGGCCTTTGAAGCCGAGGTGGCCAGGCGGGTGAGATTTGATTCCCGTGTTGTGGTGGGTTCTGAACGCTGCACCATTCTGTCCTGGGATAATCGAGGGATAAAGGCCAGCGTTTCCTGGAAGTTCATTGACACTACGCATCCATTCAATTTGGTGCTGGAGGTCGGATCAGATAAGGAGATGGTGATCAAAGATGTCAATCCCAATCAATAAAAGTCTTGAGGATGTCCGGAACGATCTGTTTGCAAAGATTACGGAAGCGCAAACGGACGGCCATCTGCCCCAGATGTTGAACCTCAACAAGGGTGTGGCCCGTGGCTTGATTGAGATCTGGGCCTGGGGATTGTATCAACTGTACTGCTTCATGGGGATTGTGTTCAAGCAGCTGTTTCCCCTTAAAGCCTTGGATAATTGGCTTGATCTCCATTGTGAGCAGATTGGTGTCAAAAGACAGCAGGCCACCAAGGCCAGGCACCAGGTGCGGTTTTTCAGGGAAGACACAGCAGGTAATGTCAATATCCCTAAAGGAAGGGTTGCCAAAACAAAACCGGACGGAGCCGGTGCCGTTCATCGTTTCGTCGTGATGTCGTCCGTAGTCCTTCCCGCCGGTGCATCCGAGATGATAGCAACGGTGGAGGCCGAGGAGTATGGCAGGCAGGGCAATGTCACCCAGGGCATGATCTGCGAGATAGCAACAACCATTCCAGGGGTGGACGGTGTCATCAACGATGCCGATTCCTTGGTGGTTGAGGCCTGTGACAAGGAACTGGACGGCCCTTTGCAGGAGCGATATGTGCTGGCCTGGAAGAATGTCAATGGCCTTACAAAGTATGCATACGAGTCCTGGGCACGAAGTGTTCCAGGGGTCATCTCTGCAAGGGTAATGGATCTCCACCCCAGGGGCCAGGGCACCGTGGATGTTGTGGTCAAGGGCGCTGCCGGGATACCCACCCAGGAGTTGATAGACAAGGTGAAGGAGGTCATTGAAGTCAATCGGCCCATCAACGACGATGTGAAAGTAAAGGGACCTGTGCCCGTTAACGCTTTTATTGAGGCGGAGCTGGTCCTGGTGTCCGGCACCCCGGAGATCATACTGTCCACGGCAACAACCAGGATCAATGCCATGTTTGAAGATCCTACCGTATTCCCGGGGATCGAGCCGTTGCAGATTGGAGAAGATCTGACCCTGGACCGTTTGGGGTTCGTATTGATGGGGATTTCTGGAATCAAGCGCATAAAATGGCCTGAAGGAGCCGGGGATATCCTTGTGCCACCAGACGGGCTTGCAGTTCTGACAGGCAGCAGGTTCACGCTTTCCTGGGAGGATGCGTGATGGGCATCTTTTGGGATTATTTCAGAAAGACCCTGCGTTTTCCATTGATCTGGAATGACGGTCCTCTATCCATGCTTGTTAAGGGTGCTTCAACCGGCCTTGATGCGACCAGGGAAGATATCACGGGTTTACGCAAGCAGGCCTTACCTGAATTGTGTGATCCTGAATATCTGGAAGAGATAGCGGCTGCAAGGGGTGTGTCACGGTGGGAGAATGAGCCGGATGATTTCTGGCGAACACGGGTGAGCAAGGCCCGTTCATTCAACTTCAAGGCAGGGAAACGGGTGGGTTTGACAGAGATCCTTGCCCTTGCAGGGATTGAGGCGGAAATATGGGAGCCAAAGGATGTTAAAGCGGTTTTGGCCGCAGCTAATGTCTCATACCTGGATGGTTCCTGGAAGCTGGACGGCAAAACCAAGTTGACGACATCAACGGAACTTGCAGGCTTGCCCTATATCGCCTGGGCTGAATTTGCCGTCAGGATCAATTTAGGCAGCATGGATGCAGAAGGTCAAAACGAACTGCTGAAACAGATCGTGTATGAATACAAACCGGCACGATCCCTACCTAAGTTTGTCTACTGGCTTAAGCTGGAAAGCACGATTGACACACAGCTCCAGAGCATGGGGCATGTATCCAAGCGGTCAGACTGCCGTCCCCTTCAGTGCGCCACCTGCCTTGACGGCTCCTGGAGTCTCGGCTGGGATGAGGAGCGTCTTTCCCTGGATGGATCCTGGGAGCTGGATGGAAAACTAAAGCTTGGCCAGGTCATACGGCCAGCCATACCAGAGAGAACCATCACCGACTGCAGGCTTGCCACCCGGGCAGGAGGAGGAAACAGGGCAACCGTCCATGTCGGCTACCCTGCCGACACGTCAAACGTTCCTTATTTTACGCTCTCCAATCTGACCCACAAGCTTGACGGCATGTGGCCCCTGGGAGCAGACAATCGGCTTGACGGTACCTGGGACCTTGCTCCCGGTACTCGTCTCTCTTCTCCCTGCCTGGGGGAATACCCGGCGCATCGATTAGGGAAAGGATTAAAACTTGGTTACAAAGAACCGGAAAGCGGCTCCTGGCCGCAAATAGGTGGAGGCATTTATGGCAACAGCAACATCGACTGAAGTTTTTAGAATAGAGATGGCCGATTGGCTTATGAAGTGTTTGCCCGGGTCAACCATGGTGTTTGGCAGCGGTGGGGTGGACGGTGAAGGCAAGGTGATCTCTCCGTCTCCCGCGCAGACGGAACTCGCGGATCCGGCCGGGGAGTTCCCCCTGCAGTCCTTCACCCGGGCCGGGACCACCTCCATCGAGGTGGTGGGCAGGCTCAACCAGGGGGACCTGGTGGGCGTACCGATCTCCGAGGCCGGGGTCAAGGTGGGAGGCAAGCTCTATGCAATACGAAATTTTGCCCCAAAGATATTTGAGGCTGATGAATATTTTGACGTCAACATTGAAATAAGATTTTAGGAGAAACCATGACACTCAAGCATCAAACAATAACCCCTTTGCCTAATGATAAACCGGATGCCGTTCCTGAACTCTGGAATTCCAGGTATAGGGAAATCGATGAAAATCAGCAGGGCCTGGATAGCCAGGTTGAAGCTGCCAAGGTTACCATTACAGAACATGGCCAGCGGATCGGCGATATTGAAAACCAAAGCGCGTCATCGGTCGCCCAGGCTCTCCGGCTGGACTGGCTTTACCGGGACCTGCAGATCGAGCTGGAGCTTTTTTATCCTTCCTGGTCCCTGCTGGATCCGATGAACAACGTGGTCACGGATGCCGTTGCAGGGGATGATTCCATGGATCTTGACTCGGTGGCTGGAATTGTGCCGGGTAAGGAGTATGTGGTCTTTGACGGCAGCAACCAGGAGAGCGTCATTATCACGGAGATACTGAGCGCCACCCGGGTGAGGATTGCGACCAACATGGGCCACAGCTATACGAATGCTCTTTTGCGTCGCACCTCCTGGACCGTGACCGACGGTAAGGCCGTTGCTACCGATGGTGGAATCTACCTTGCCGGGCCGATAAACATGGGCGATGAGGATGCGGACAAGACCGTAGTCATGCGCCGGGGTAGCAATGACGGGTTGATTGCCATCTATTTTAAAGACGCAACCCATGGGACATGGACCCGGGTTTATTGGTCCTGGGAGCGGGAGATCGAGCCCGGGATCAAGGATATGGAGTATTGCATCCCGGCCCGGGGGGAATTTTACATTAAGACTGTGAGCAACCGTGGAGAGAGCGGGGTTGATACTGCCATCTATCACATTGCCTGTGTGGACAATGCAACGGGTTTGCGGGGCATCCATCATCCTCCGGAGAAACCTGCGAACGCAACCCCGGTGGATCAGGCCGGGAATATCCAGGAGACGCCCACTTTGAGTGTTGCTACATACAGTCATGCGCTTGAGATGCTCC